TTTTGACTAAGGTTAAGTTGGTTAGGATCTACTCCCATACTGCCAGTTAACAATGTTCCAGATGCTCCCTGTTGTGCTGATAATTCACTAGCATCTAATGCACTTTCAACATCAACATTTTGCCTATTGGCTCTGTTGTACTCTTGTTCAGATCTTTGCTGTTCTGCTTTAGCACGTTGTTCTGCACGTTCATTAGCTTGGCGTTGGTCTTCTAATGCCCTTTCTTGCACTTTTCTTTGGTTATTGGCAGATGTTACTGCCACAACCGTAGATCCAACTGCTGCAATTGCTGCTACAACTCCCATGTCATAACTCCTTGGAATAAATAATGTCTTGTACACCGTATTTGATTCTCGGTAACAAA